CAGCTATTGATGCAGCATTTGATAAAATGTTAGGTCAGTTTTCAGATAACTTTAGTGCGCAAGTAGAAGGTGAAATGCGTTGGAAACAAACTTCAATGGATCCAGAACTTGCAATAGCAAAGTTTGGTAAAGAAAATGTAAAAATCAAAAAAGGCGGTCTACGCAATGGCGACGATATGGTATCAGTATTAACTGATGATGATACTGACGAAGGCAACGCATATGCACACGCTGTAAGAAAAGCCAAAATGAATGGCGCAGAACCAGGCGACGAAATAGATCATCCAGATAAAGACGAAGATGATATTGTAATCGAAAAAGAAAAAACACCATTAGGCGAGTTTATACTAAGTTACTACGATAGGCAACAAGGTGTATTTCCAAAAGGCGAAACTGCTGTGTTAACAATGGTTGAAAAATCATATGGTGATAAATTCATCAAACCAGCAAGTCAGTTCATAGAACGTCTAGGTCAAGTATTTGAAAAATACCAGGCACGTAAGATGTCAGACTTTACAAGAATTCAGGAGTTGGCTGGTTTAAAATAATCAGCTAACTTCTAATAAAACTTGTCATTTTATACTTGACAAGTCATAACTAACAGTGTAGTATGTAATAGTGCTACACACAAACAGGCACAAGAGCAACATTGGTTGTTCTAACATAGGCATAACATATAGGAGAAAAGGCACTATGGCATCATTAGCAGAAATTCGAGCAAAGCTCAAAGAACAAGAAGCCGGCGCAGGCGGTCAACGCACAGGCGGTGGCGACAACGCAATTTACCCATTTTGGAATATGAAAGAAGGCGAGCAAGCAACGCTACGTTTCCTTCCTGATGGCGATCAAGACAACACTTTCTTTTGGAAAGAACGTTTGATGATCAAACTTCCTTTTGCAGGCGTAAAAGGTGAAACTGATTCACGTCCAGTACAAGTACAAGTTCCATGTATGGAAATGTATGGCGAATCATGTCCAATCCTACAAGAAGTACGTGGGTGGTTTAAAGATGCAAGTCTTGAAGACATGGGTCGTAAGTATTGGAAGAAACGTTCGTATATTTTCCAAGGATTTGTAACAGAAGATCCACTCAAAGAAGATTCACCAGAAAATCCAATCCGTCGCTTTATTATTGGACCACAAATTTTCCAACTAATCAAAGCAGCACTTATGGACCCAGATATGGAAGAACTACCAACTGACTATACAGCTGGTGTAGACTTCCGTTTGTCAAAAGGATCAAAAGGTGGATACGCTGATTATGGTGCAAGTAACTGGTCACGTAGAGACCGTCCACTAGGTGATCAAGAGATGGCAGCAGTGAACACACACGGCTTGTTTAATCTCAATGATTTCCTTCCTAAAAAACCAGACGAAGCTGGTGTTAAGATCTTAACAGAAATGTTTGAAGCGTCAGTAGACGGTGAAGCATATGATGCAGATCGTTGGAGCAACTATTTCCGTCCAAGCGGCATGGCTGCACGTACAGGTGATCCGCAAAAAGCGGCGAGCCCACAAGCAACTGCTGTAAGTCAAAGTGCTCCAGCAGCAACACCTACTCCGGCTCCGGCTGCACCAGTAGCAGAAACTACAACTGATACTGGTTGGCAAGAACCTGCTCCAGCAGCAGAACCAGCAACTGAAACAGCAGGTGGAGCGCAAGATATTCTTGCAATGATTCGTTCACGTCAAGGTTAATAATAGAAAGGGCTTCGGCCCTTTCCTTTACTTTTTTATAATAGGAGAAATACATGGCAAATAAGTCATTCGATCCAACGAAGTTTAGAAACTCGTTGACAAAAAGTATTAAAGGCATGAGTGCAGGCTTTAACGATCCTACAGATTGGATTAGCACAGGCAACTATGCTTTAAACTATTTACTAAGTGGAGACTTCCGCAAGGGTATTCCATTAGGTAAAGTAAGTGTATTTGCAGGTGAAAGTGGTGCTGGCAAATCATATATTGTATCAGGTAACATTGTTAAGTATGCACAAGAGCAAGGTATTTTTGTTGTTCTTATTGACAGTGAAAACGCTCTAGACGAAGCGTGGTTACAGGCGTTGGGTGTTGATACATCACCTGAAAAGATTTTAAAACTTAATATGGCTATGATTGACGATGTAGGTAAGACTGTTAGTACGTTTATGTCAGATCTCAAAGACATGCCAGAAGAAGATCGCCCTAAGGTGTTGTTTGTAGTTGACTCGTTGGGTATGCTTATGTCACCAACTGAAGTTAGTCAGTTTGAAGCAGGTGACATGAAAGGTGACTTTGGTCGTAAGGCAAAAGCACTAAAAGCACTTGTAACTAACTGTGTGAATATGTTTGGTAGTTACAATGTAGGTATGTGCGTTACTAACCACACATATGCATCGCAAGATATGTTTGATCCGGATGATAAGATCTCAGGTGGTTCAGGCTTTGTGTATGCAAGTTCAATGGTTGTTGCTATGAAGAAACTTAAACTTAAAGTAGATGCAGACGGCAACAAAACATCACAAGTACATGGTATTAGAGCAGCGTGTAAGGTAATGAAAACACGTTACAATAAACCCTTTGAAGGTGTACAAGTTGAGATTCCATATGAAACAGGCATGGATCCTTACAGTGGATTATTTGATATGTTTGAATCACGTGGCTTATTAGAGAAACAAGGCAATCGTTACAAATACATTACTAGTGACGGCGACGAGATCCTTGAGTTTCGCAAGCGTTGGACAGGCGAACTACTAGAACGTGTAATAGAAGATCTTCCTGCAAAAGAAGAACAATTGCTAAATATCGCGAAAGCAGAAGAAGAAGCAGTTAGAGCAGCAGAAGAAGCTGAGTTAGATGCACAGGAAGTAATCGAGGAATAGTAATGAACGAAGAAATAGCAGCTGATTTATGGAACTTGTTTAAAGAATATTTAGATAAAAAACATGTCGAAATGGCAGCCGAGCGGTATGTTGATATGCTGGCTGACTATGGAATGGCTGAAGTTCAGTTACAGAGCATGATGGGTAATAGTAAACGACTTGACACTGCTATCCAGTATTATCTAGAACTAGATCAGGATGAAGATTCTGATGAAGACGAGTGGGACGACTAATGGGATGGTACAGTCGAGTTAGTCGAGACATATCGGAAATACCCAACGCAATACAACACTTTGAGAACGAGCTTATTACAGCTCGTTCTGAAGTCAAGTTAAAAGGTAGTATTGAAAAAGCTGCTGCTGAAATGCCAGGTATTGTTGAATACCGTTTTAATCAACTACAAGAAGTTGAAGCCATACTTGAATTCCTTAACATTGAACTACGCAAGTTGCGTAGTTCTTTTTTTAAAAAATATCTAGAAAACTATCAGCGAGCATTGTCAAGTCGCGACGTTGAAAAGTATGTTGACGGTGAAGTTGACGTATGTGATTATGAAAAGATTATCAACGAGTTTGCATTAATACGCAACAAATGGTTAGGTGTTTTAAAAGCTCTAGACCAAAAACAATGGCAGATAACTAATATTGTAAAGCTAAGAGTAGTAGGAATGGAAGACGCATCTTTATGAAACAAGTTTATGAATATTGGATGCCTAGTACTGATGAGCATTTTGAAAGGCTAATAACCAAACGTGTTAACAACGGCGGCCCGCCGCAGTATCAAGATGATGTAAGAGAAGAAGCATATAAGTATGTCACAGATTTTGATATTGCTGTAGATGTTGGTGCCAATGTTGGATTATGGGCAAAGCCTTTAACAGAAAAGTTTAAACGTGTAATAGCATTTGAGCCTCTTGAACAAGTATACATGTGTTTAGAAAGTAATGTACAAAACTTAAATGTAGAAATATATAAACATGCTTTAGGTAATGTAAATGACAAAATAGAAATGATTTACGATAGTGAAAATACTGGAGGTAGTTTTGTTAGCAAAGTTGGTGTTGGAAACATTACTATTAAGCGTATGGATGATTTAGATTTACCTAAGTTTGGTTTATTAAAAATTGATTGTGAAAGACACGAACTCGAAATTCTTCAAGGTGCAATAGATACAATATTAAAATATAAACCTATTATTGTATGCGAACAACAAGCTGATACAAATGAATGTGCTGGCATGTATTTAAAATCATTTGGCGCTCGCGAAATAACAAATGTACGAAAGGATTATATTTTTGGCTGGTAATACCACAACAATAGTTACAACATTTGGAGACCAACATTACGATGTGTATGCCAAATACTTTATGACTAGTTTGGAAAAATATTTAGATAAAAATGTCAATGTATTAGTATATACTGACACGCCTTTATTTGACGATAGTGAAAACTGGAAAAACTATATTCTTCCACAAGAATCTAAAGGACTTAAAAAGTTTAAAAAGCGTAATAGCAGTCGAATAGTACCTCAAGGTACTAAAGGATTTTACTATGACGCTGTAAGGTTTAGCTACAAGAGCTATTGTATAATTGACGCTAGTCGTAAAGTTAAGACTGATAGAATGATTTGGCTTGATGCGGATACAGAAATACTTGCACCCATTAGCGAAGACTATTTACGTAGTCATCTAGATGACGACAAGTTTGTAAGTTATCTCGGACGTATTGACAAATATACAGAAACCGGGTGGTTAAGTTTTAACTTAGACAGCCCTAACAGTGCTGAGTTTTTTGACTTATGGGAATGGTATTATAACACAGACGAAATATACAACTTACCAGCACAGCTCGACTGTCATGTATTTGATGCATGTTTAGAAAAACTCGAAAGTGAAAATAAGATTGTAGGTCAAAATATTAGTCCGCCAAATACAGGCAAAGCCCATTTTGATTTAAGATTTAAGAAACACATGTGTCATTATAAAGGTACTCGAAAAGAAAATCGAGATGTTTATTTTGCAAAAGCAACAAAGAAAAAGAAATGAAAATAACAGTAACAGGACATAAAGGATTTATTGGTAATCACTATTACAACTACATTAAAAATAGTTACGATGCAGTTTATCCTTATGATAGGAAAAACGGCATTGCAGATGACCTAAGTAATATCACAGTAGCTAGAAACGCACCAGAATGCGATGTTGTTGTACATTTAGCTGCAACAAATGGCACACGATTGTTTTACGAAAACCCAACAGATGTTTGTATAAACAATACACTTCCTACTGTAAACTTAATTGAACGTTATAGAAATACAAATACTAAGTTTGTATTTGCAAGCACATGTGAAATATTTAATGGAGCAATAGATGAAGGTTACTACCCTATTCCAACTGATGAGCAAGTACCAGTTATGTTTAACGACATTACGAATCCAAGATGGAGTTATAGCGTTCCAAAAGCTCTCGGCGAAAACTTAGTTGCCAACAGCGGCCTAGATTATCTTATTATACGTTACTTCAATGTATACGGCCCTGGACAAATAGATCATTTTATCAATGAGTTTGTTGAACGTTGCAAAGCAGGCGAATACTATATCAAAGGCAACGACACGAGAAGTTTTTGTTATGTCGATGACGCTGTAAAAATGACACACAGTCTTGTTGAGAATATTAACAACAAAACTGTGCATGTTGGCAGGAATGAAGAAACTCCTATTGCAACAGTTGCAAAAATAATCATGGACATATTAGGCATTAATCCAGACAAGCTAGAAGTACGTCCTGGACCAGTCGGTAGTGCTAAACGCCGTTGCCCAGATACAACACTAGTACAATCACTTACTGGGTTTGTAGATTATACACCGCTAGAAGTTGGATTAAGAAAAACAGTAGAAAGTTTATTATGAGAATAGGCATTATTGGTTTAGGTGCAGTAGGTACAGCAAACAAAGAAGGTTTTGAACATGTAGGACACACAGTTGTGCCTCATGATATTATACTTGATACAACAATACAAGATGTGCTCGACACCGAAATAACATTTTTATGTGTACCTACACCGCAAGCAGATGACGGTAGTTGTAACACTGGTATATTAGAATCAGTTATTACTGAACTCTCACAACTTAACTACAAAGGTATTATTGCAATACGTAGTACAGTTGTTCCAGGATTTACACAACGTATGATCGACACATATAGAAATCTTACTATATGTTTTGTGCCTGAGTTTTTACGTGAACGTTGTGCAGCAGAAGATTTCATCAACAATCATAAGTTGCTTGCAATTGGCACACACGATATTTGGGTATACCGAAAGTTAGTACAAGTACACGGAACATTGCCTGAGCACACAGAACACTTAACACCCAACGAAGCAGAAGTATTAAAATATTACAACAATGTCTATGCTGCATTGCGTGTTACATTTGCTAATGTGATGTATGAAATATGTGACAAACTTGATTGCGATTACACTACTATTAAAAATGCCTACATCAAGACAGGCAAAGCAACTGATATGTATTTAGATGTAAATCCTAATCTTAGAGGCTATGGTGGTATGTGCTTGCCAAAAGATACACAAGCAATAGCATCTTTATTAAATCAACTAAACTTAGATTTTGAACTAATAAATAGTGTACATACTGATAATGAAAAGTTTAAAAAGACTGTATTCAATGGAATGAGAAGCTAATGAATCGTTGGGAATATGATTGGATTAATGATTTAAATATTACAAGTATTTTAGATATAGGAGCATGTGCAGGACAGTTTGCATCTAGTCTGCGTTCTAGTAACAAAGATTGGGAAATAACCTGCGTAGAACCAAATCCTTACTGTATGAATAAGTTACGTAATATGAAAAAACGTAATGAAATAGTTGATTATCATAATATAGGATTGGGAAATAAAAAAGAAATATTAAAACTTTTTCTGCCAAAAACAAAAACAAAATCAAAATCTAGTTCATTTTATAAACCAACTCAATCTGAGAATATTGAATATCTGTTAGAAGAAGTACAAGTTGAAACAATGGATGATTTTTTTAAAGACTATATCTTTGATTTGATTAAAATTGACACACAAGGAAATGAATATCCTGTTATATTAGGTGGCAAAGAAATACTTAAAAAAGCAAACTATATTATTATTGAGTTTCAAACAGTAAGTACAAATATTAATGCACCAGAAAGTATATTAGCTGTTAAGGAGTTAGAAACGATTGGATTTAAAATTAATTCGATTGTTGAAGAAAATAAATCTACATATTTAAAAAATAGAAATAGTGTACATTTAGATATATTATTTACTAAACAACCAACACACAATAAAGAATGCCTTAAAGATTATAAAGAATATTTTAAGGAAATAGTATGAAATCATATTCGCAATCGTGTCAAGATCTATTTGCATTAGAAGTGTGTAAAACAAAATCATATATTGAGATTGGCGCAAAGAAACCTGTAAAGTTTAACAACACATACGAGTTGGAAAACAACAACTTTCAAGGATTCAGTCTTGAACTTTCAAAAAAACATTTGCCGGATTGGAATGCACAATCTAGAAACAACAAATGTTATTTTGAAAATGCATTAACATTTGATTATAAATCTGCAATACAAGAAAACAATATGAACATGCATGTAGGATATTTAAGTTGTGATATCGAGCCTGCTGCAAATACATTTCGAGCATTACAAAGAGTAATAGAACAAGGTGTTACATTTGATTGTATAACATTTGAACATGATGAATATCAAGAAGGTAACAAATATAATCTGCTTGCAAAAGAGTTTATGACCAAACACGGATATAAAGTTGCAATAGATCAAGTATTCATAAATGACGAGCCTGAAAAAATCTACGAAACATGGTTTGTAAATAATAATATTGACTACAAACAAATAACATATGCCACTTTTTTAAAACAGAATAAAACTATCATATAAGTACTATTATGAAAACAGTATTAGTTACAGGCGGGTTTGATCCACTTCACTCCGGACACATTGAATATTTCAAAGCAGCAAGGCAGTTGGGTGATAAACTAGTTGTAGGATTAAACAGCGATACATGGCTTACAAATAAAAAAGGTCGTGCGTTTATGCCGTTTGGAGAACGTTCATCTATTATCAAAGAACTGTCTGTAGTTGACGATGTTATATTAGTCGAAGATGACGAAACCGGTGGCACAACAAAAGCCATAGGATTAATACTTGCAACACATAGTGGAAAATTAATTGTTGCAAACGGCGGCGATAGAGTAGATGGTAGTATACCGGAACAAGCAACATACGGAGATCATCCTGACGTAGAGTTTGTATTTGGTGTCGGCGGCGAAGACAAAAAGAATTCAAGCAGTTGGATTCTCAAAGAATGGAGCCAGCCCACTACAGAACGAGCTTGGGGCAAATACACCATACTAGATAAAGGTACTGGTTGGCAAGTAAAGCAACTTGAGTTTTACGAGGGACATGCATTAAGTGATCAACGACACTTTAAACGCAGTGAGCATTGGCATGTAGTTGACGGTGTAATCAATATGTTCTTAGAAGACAAGTCTGGTAATCAAACTACTACATTATTAACACCGGGTGATAGTATTGATATTCCTACAGGATATTGGCACAAAGCAATTAACATAGACAACAAAAATGCTAAAGTTATTGAAGTATGGATGGGCAAAGAGTTAACGGAGAATGACATTGAACGAAGAGATTAAACCATTAAAAATATTTGTAGGGTGGGACAGTAGAGAAGATATTGCATACCAAGTTTGCAAAAGCAGCATTGAACAACTAGCAAGTGTACCTGTTGAAGTCATACCACTAAAACAAAAAGTATTACGCAAAGAAGAAATATATACTAGACCGCAAGATACTATGGCAAGTACAGAGTTTACATTTACAAGATTCCTTATTCCGCATTTAACAGATTTTAATGGATGGGCGTTGTTTATTGACTGCGACTTTGTTGCTCTTGAAGACGTCAAACTGTTGTTTGAACAAGCAAATAACAAATATGCAGTGATGTGTGCTCAACACGATTATACACCAAAAGAAACTGTAAAAATGGACGGGCAAGTACAGCATATGTATCCACGTAAAAACTGGAGTAGTATGATGCTTATTAACTGCGGCCATCCTAGTAATAAACAAGTTACACTAGAGTTAGTAAATAATCCGTATAAATCCGGAGCGTTCTTTCACAGATTTAGTTG